TCATCTGTCAATCGTCACTGTTTGGATGGGACCCGCACCATATTCAGCGGAAACTTGGGCGACACAGATATCGAACGGGCCTGTATCCACTAAGGCATCGATTTCCGCTTGTGCTTTGCTCCAGAACGGCGCGTCAACACTTTCGCGCAGTTTTTCGATCCCTGATTGGGCGATGACAACCTCATAGTGTTCTTTTTCTTCATTTAATGGAACATCTAGTCCGTCCCACGTATCACCGTTAAATCGGGTGCGCCTGATCCAAGTGACCCCAATATCGCCATTTTCATTTAGATCAGCGGCCAAGTGGCAAGGGGCATAAGGGCGCAACCCAACCCCGGAAAAGCCTAGATTAACCTGCGTGAACGATGGATCAGAATAGCCTTTGCTAGACGGACCATAGAGATAATTACGTGCGATACCCCTGCTGGACAACGGTAGCCCAATTTGCGGGGTCGCGTCGGATAGGATAACGAAACGCGCGCCAGCTGGCCAAACATCAGGCATAATTCCATCTGTTCCCGCTTGCCCACGGATCAGACCGGTTAGTCGGTATTCATCGGGCCCTGTCATTTCAGCATTCTGAAATTGAATGATTTCCCAGTTTTCAGTGTCGGATGTCCCAATGGCCGCAACATTCGCGCCTGCCAATAGCGCCTCCAGCGAGGTTGAACTCAAAGCTCCGCTCACCATCTCGACGACAAGCGTGGCTTCGTCTAACAACCGTCCTGTACAAGACCTATCCAGATTGGTCCGTACGATGCCGACATCGGCGGGTGAAGCCACCTCTTCCACAAGTGTGTAGCCGTTTTCCGTCGGACTGGAATAAATCGCAACACCGCCGGGCCAAGGATCCGCTAGGGCCGCGATATAAGGCGCATGACTATTTTCGTCGCCTTTCAACAGTGGCAAATCCATAAAGAACACATCGACGGGCGACGGTGCAATATAAGGGGTTTGCAAGGCTGTATCCAAAGTCGCACGTCCCGACGCACTCGCATGGGTATCGACGCGGACAGCTTGCACAGTCTTGGCCCCCATTTCATCGATGTGATCGACGCGACATTCTGTTTGACCACCTGCCCAATTCAGCTGAACCGTATCCCCAGCCCCAATATCTGTTTTAGACGGTGGAAGGACAAAACTATAGCTGTCGCGGGCAACGCGTGCTTCAGCCAACCAGCGTTCTGTAGTGGCAACCGCCTGAGATGTACTTAGCGCCAAAGGCACTGATGAATTTGATACAGTTGCGGTATCACCAGTTGGGTGAAACGCTTCGGTGGAACGGGTCTCATAATCGCGATCCGCTTCAACAAATGTAATCCTAGCCCGTGATGGCATATCGACCTCAGATGCACGGGTTGCATCCACCGGAACAGTTTGGTCGGCACTGAATACAATTTTTTCCGCATCTAGAACTGCGTCAACTGTCCCCGTGTTGGATTTGAAAATCAGCTTGCCTTCGCGCTCGACCACGGTGATCCCGTAGGTCAATAATAATGGCTGTAACGCCGCCCTCGCACTTTGAACATCTGCCTCTTGATAGCCGCGGACCAATCCAAACAATTGGGAGGTATCAACATCTGTCAAACCCAATTTCATGGTGATTTCGCGGACAACAGATGACAAACTGCGTGCTGTGGCTCGCCCGTTCAACCAATGGCCCAATCCGTAGTTTTCTCCATCGCTCCACAGATCGCTATTGTTGGGGAAATGCGGAAATGGCCGCGCATCCCAAGCCCATGCGTGGGCACGGCTCATATCAATCATCTGCTCATTGTAAACTTGTGATGTCGGGTTGTTTTGCGGATCAGACCAGAATTCAGTCATCGCACGCAGGTATTGAGCCTGCATAAAGTCATCACGTTGACCGTTTGAAAAATAAGGGGTTTGGCTTTCAGATGATTTTGGGTCCAGAAACTTATTGGGCTGATTGGTCCCTTTGTCCATCGCAGCACACCCGTATTCCGTAAACCAAATCGGCTTCGACTGCGGCTGCCAAGCTGTTGATGTTTGGGCACGCTGTCCCCCGATGCGTTCATAATGTGCATTGTCCCACCAAGATCGAATATCTTTGTATCGGTAAATCCATGGCTCATTGTGGGCATCGTCTGAAATCGGCGTTCTAATTTGGGCGTCACGGGCCTCTTGGTTTGGATAGAACCAATCATACCCTTCTCCCCCCGCGACACCGGCCATTAGATAATCCAGGTTGTAGATTGATCCCGCATCTATATCCAAATGATCAGGGCCATCGCGCCAATCAGATAAAGGCATGTAATTATCAATACCGATGAAGTCGATGTTTTCATCTGCCCATAAGGGATCAAGGTGAAAATACCGATCCCCCGAACCGTCATTGGGTTGATAGCCAAAGTATTCCGACCAATCGGAGGCATAGCTTATCTTGGTATCTGGTCCTAAAATTGCACGTACATCAGACGCCAAAGCAACCAGAGCATCAACCGATGGAAAACCGCTCGCACCACGGATTTGGGTCAAACCCCTCATTTCTGATCCAATACAGAAAGAGCCCACACCACCAGCTGCTTTGCACAAATGCGCATAGTGTAAAATAAAGCGGCGATAGCTCCATTCAGCGGGTCCAGTGTAGGTCACGGACGTTCCAGAAATTTCAAAATCATCTCCCGCGGCCACTCCAAAAAATGCAGCCACTTCTTGATCTGCGGCCAAAGTACCATCCGAGGTGCCCTGCTGATCAGGGGCTTTTTGCGTGGTGATACGGCCACGCCATGGCAATACAGGCTGATCGGGTTCGTCCGAGTAGGGATCAGGCAAGCCGTTTCCTGCCATTTGCTCCATCAAAATAAACGGATAGAACATACAGTCTTGGCCAATGTCATTCATATGACGGATTGCCTGAACAACGGATGCATCGGTGGGTGTGCCGCCGTAAACTGGGCGCCCCTCGTCTTGAGCCACAGCGGACGCTGTCGCACGTGTTTGGCCGCTTACATTCCACGCCATATTGCTTGCGTCATATTGAGTTTGTTCAACCTTTGGTTCAATCGAACACTGCCCACACCGCAGGTCGTTGCCAAACCACGACACAATCAGTGACACTGACTTACAATTTGGTAATTCGGACACCAATTGATCCGTTGACGTTACAAAGTCCGCCTTGCCTGATGCCGAGTTGATATTGACCGTTTTATTGCGCCCAAATCCACCGCGCACGTGCACAGGGGTTGTCGCCAATGAATACTCGCCCGTCCCAGGGATCATCGCGACGGCCTCTATGCTATCACTCGTTTGCGCCTCTTCACCACCGGATCCGTTCATGACCTCAACATTGAACTGGGGGACACGATTGCCAAACTGGCCAATGTTCAGATCTTCGACAACAAGATACGCAGTCCCACGATATGCAGGCGCACAGTCGGCCCCTAGGTGCGCCACCAAGGTTGGGTCTTGTTGCTGGGTATCGTGTCCTGTGTAGACGCGCAAATTTAGATCATCTGCCGATATCTCAATACCATCGGCCCATATACGGCCAATACATGTGATTGGCCCTTCACACAGCGCAATGGCAAGTGAAACGCTGTAGCTGTATGTCTTTGACGTAACTGAAGGCTGCGCGGCCCCTTTGCCGCCGCTGCTTTGCGTTCTGACCCGTTCTCGAAAGGGGGACGCCCAAATGATTTGCCCACCAATGCGCATGCGTCCAAAAACCTGTCCTAAGGGGGCTCCCTCACTGGCCCCTGTAAGGCGCAGCGTGTCCACCTGACCGCTTTCAATCACTTCAGATCCAGACCCCATCAAACGTTGATCGATGACACGGCCTAGTGTTGCCCCAACGAAACGGCCGGCCACAGCCGTAGATAGCCCCAACACTGTGCCCCCAACCGAGCCACCTAACGCCATACCCGCTGCGGAAAGTAAAATTGTGGCCATGCCCTAAATCCTTTCAGGAAAAGTGAATTGAGCCGCGATACGACGGGCCCAAGCAGGGCTAAGGGGGCTTTCGACAACCCCATGCCCTGAATACGCGTGAATAAATCGGGGCTGATCCCCTTCCGCACTTATGATGCCAAGATGTTTGGCGACGCTGCGAGCATTCATTCGAAACACAACAACCGTTCCAATTGGAGTGTCCCACCTAGAAACCCCAACGCGTTCGACCAAACACTGTTTTGCCGCCAGCAAAAGCGTCTCTTGTCCCAGCGGTTCAGACCAATCAGCCGTGTAAGCAGGAACCTTCAACGGTTCATCCCCGTAAATCTCACGCCAAACACCACGGATTAATCCCAAACAGTCCGTACCAGCCCCTTTTAAGGATGCTTGATGTCGATATGGCGTGCCTATCCACGCACGCGCCTCTTTTAACACCCTAGTGTTCAACTCGGTCACGGGACTAGCTCCGCGATCGTGCCGACATCGCCACTGGTGACGCCATCAACCAATCTTCACCTGGGATGTTGGGAAAGCCTTGGAAGTTTATGGCATTCGCAAACTTCGAGCAACACGTTGTAAACTGCTTGTCACACCCAACGGTCACACGGATCATGTCATCGGGGGCTATGGCTGCGCGGATCGGCTCCCAAAGCTCAAGGATACGGGTCTCGCCCACCTTCTCATCCCGTTTGACAACCGACGAAAGTCCCTTGCCTTCGCCAGTCAGGACCTCAAACAATCCACGTTCGAACCACCCAACTTCATAACCGCTTAACCCGACAGGTTCAAATCTGCGCCCATCTTCAATTGCTCCTGCCGGCCCCTCGAAAAACATGCCTTGGGCTTTGGGATTCAACCTACATCCGCTGTCCCCAAAAACCGCAGAACACTGGGACTGATACACACGACCTGTGGGTTGGTTCAGCACGTCTGTAAGACCCCGCAATTCGGCCGTAAATGCGCCTGAACCCCGCTGAATCTCGCCAATATGCCCACGAAACTGTATCTTGCGCGCAGCGACGTCCTGCCAATTAACCAACCATGCCACGACTTCTGCATGGTCATAGCGTCCCGCCTCGATGTCAGCATGACTAAGTGATCCATCCGATAACGCGCCTAAGGCTTCAGTATTATCCACGGCCAACCCGGTGGTTTGTTGAAGGGCTAACGCGCTTAAACCAGTGTCGGCGCGAAAAAGGGTGTTCTCAAATTCCAGATCAGTATCATGATCCGTAAATCCTAACGCCACGCCATCTTTGCGCAGAACCTGCCAACATCGGCAAACATGGGTCAAACCTGTTTGCAAATGTGTATCCAGTTTTTCCTTGGCATCCATCACACACGCACCTCAATCACGGGAACATCAGGCACTTCACCAGCTTGAAAACGGGCCATCGAACTTACAATGCGGTCCGTGTCAAAACGCACAGGGACATCAAACTCAAAACCGGCTGTGACGTCTGTCCCCTCTAAAGGGGCATTTGCAAAAATGACCTGACCTAAATCAGCATCAACTTCGTAGTGAACGCCTTCGACCTGTCGTTCCCCTGCCAAGCCAACAATCACTGTGCCCTCTACTGGTTTAGTGATCGGGCGCTCGTATGTATGGGGGCCAGAATCGTAAGATTTCAGCAAACCAAACGACGTGGTTACACCATCGGCCGTCGCCAAGAGTTGATCACCGTATCCCACCTCTTCAGACGGTTTGCATGATTTGAAATCGGACCAATCCTTCCATCGAAACCCATATATCTGCCCTTGGCGCGCCTCAAAGAATGCAACCAAAACCTCGATAGCGTCTAGGGATTGCAAAGCCTTACCGGCATCATATTTACGCCGCGAATGCTGCCATGGTGTGTTGCGTTCTTCGTGGCCATTGGTCAGCGTCACAATCTCGGATCGGCGTTCTGGACCACCCAAAGCGCCAAAACTCAAGGCCGCGGGAAAACGTATGTCGTGGAAATTCATCTGTTTGATCCTTTAGCGATTACGTTGACCACGACTAAGGGCGCGGCTCATCTGAGCTGAAATCTGGGTTGAAGACCGACGGAAACTTTCCGCATCTGGTGTCGAAATATTCATCACCACGTGAACAGCACTTCCTCCACCTTGGGTCTTGACCCCCAAGCTGCCATCAGCCCCACGTGTCAACGGCATGATGGCTTCTGGCCCCGCCTCACCCATCAAACCCGTGGCGCCGCGCATGGGAAACGTCGTAGGCGACGATACAACCCCGCCTTTGGCAAAAGGCATAACCCGCCCCGATGCAAAACCGGCACCATTGGCAAAGGGCAACTCGGCTCCAAAAGCGCCCCCGACAGCCGAACTTAACAATCCGCCAAAGTGGGACATCACAGGCTTTGCCGCCGCTGAATAGGCGGTATCTGCCATACTTTTGGCCAAACCGCTCAAAGCATCCGAAAGCTTTGCTCCGTCGAAAACCACGCTGTCAAAAGCGCCCCGCAGGCCTCGGCTAAACCCGCCGGACAGCGCATTCACTTCTTGGCCTGTAGCCAGCAAACTGCTTTGCATTTTGCCCAACTCGGCATTGAAAGTTGAGGCAACCGCACCGACCTGTCCAAGAGATATATCCAGCGCATCTACCTGCGCATCAAAGCTGTCCAAACCTTCACCGTCTCTCATATCTTGTCCTACTCTTTGTCAGGAAACTGCGCACACAGCTGGGCCAGCCTGTCGCGGTTTAACGGCTGGATGTTCTGGGTTTTGCCAAGCAAAAACATCAACTCGGCAGGTGTAAGCCCCCAAAAGGCATCCAGTGAAATCCCTGCGCCATGAACAGCCGCTGTCATCCAATCCGTCCAGTTCACGCTATCGTTCATGGTGCGTTTTGGTCCGCAGCAGGGAAGGCAAAGGCCTGCGCCAAAAGTCGGGCTGCAACACGTGCCGCCTCAAGCGGACCACCCGCAATATCTACTTGCAACAAATCGCTTTGCGCCCCTTGCCAACCAGCCCCGCGAAGCCCTGCGACCACAACAGCCAAAACATCGCGACTTGAATATGCGTTCGTCTCGAAGCGGCCAACCAGAGCCACCAGACTATCCACGTCCATTGATGCTTCCAACTCAGCCAATGCACCCAAGGTTAAACGGGCAACATGGCGTTGACCGTCCAACTCAAGTGCCACTTCACCCCTCCAAGGATTGCTCATATCAAAGGGCTACGAAACTAAGCGCGCCAGCTGACGCCATACTTAGTTCATACGTGGCTTCGCCATTATGGCTCCCTGCATATTCCAAGGCAGAGACCATAAATGCCCCTTCAACCGTCCCAAACTCTGGAATAATCACCTGAAAGTCTGGCGTTTCACCGTCGAAAAATATCTGCCGTGCACGCTCATCGGTCGCATCGTCTTTAAAGACCCCAGAGCCAGACAAAGACGCTGAACGCACCCCGGCCCCACCCAATAATTCGCGCCAACCGCCCGCGCTATCTAGGGTCGTGACATCCACGGTTTCAGCATTAAATGAAATCCGCGTAGCCCGCAGGCCCGCAATCGTTTCAAACTGGCCATCCCCTGTCATATCCAGCTTAATCAGCAGATCTTTCCCGTTCTGAGCAACCATAGCTCTTCTCCAATTCCAAAGTTAAATGAACCCTCGCTACCGAGGTGAAAATCAGTCGTCTTCTACGCGTGCCACAAAACGCAAATCTATGCGGCGCGTGTCGCCAGTGCCGACCCGTTTTGCGATGGCCCGCTTGAACCGCATCGAAACCAAATGGCCGCGGCTTAAGGAAAGAGGTGCGTGGTGAAGAACGTCACAAACCGCCCCCGCCACAACCTTGGTCGACGCGAAACCCAAGACCACACTTACAACCGAGATCATGAAGTTGTGATCGGCTCCAACACCCGTCATATCCGAACGATCCTGCACGTTTTCAGGGCCCAGACTGATGTATGTGTCAGGCAAAACCCCCGAGGGTAACGCATCAAAAATTTGCCCGTTGACCAAAGTGCTGACGTCAACATCATCGTTCAACGCCTGAAACACCGCGGACTGCAAAGCAGCTGAAACGCCATAACTCATGCGGCCACCTCCTCGCTTGCAAAGCACGTCAAATAGGCGCCATGCACATCGCTATCGGCCACAGCATTGATGGTGAACAATCGGTCGCCATCCCGAAGGCGCTGATTGGGCTTTGGACGGCTAGGCGCCCCATAAGGTGCCGCGCGCACAGTTATCCGATAGGCAACTGTCGATACTGGCCCCAGATCATCCCGCGCTGTACGACCAGACCCCGATTTAACCTCGGCCCAAAGACTGCCTAATGCTGTCCAGGTCTGGGTAAACCCACCTGCACCGTCCGGGACATGATCTGGACTTTCCAGCACCAACTGACGACATAAATTGACTGGTTT